AAATCAAGATACAATAGCTTTGGTAAATACAATTTCCGTTCAGCTGAAGATATTTTAGAAGGTTTAAAACCATTTAACGAAAAGTATGGTGTATCTTTTACAATTACTGAAAGACTACTAAGCTCCGATAGTTTACCAATGATTGAATCTACTGTTACAGTATATGACAATAATGGTATTAATCAATTACAAACTACTGCTATAGTAGGAGTAGATTTAAATCAAAAAGGAATGCAAGTACCACAGCAATTTGGTTCAGCTTCTTCTTATGCTAAAAAGTATGCTTTAGGAAACTTATTACTAATTGACGATACACAAGATTCAGATGCTACTAATAATCACGGTAAATCAGATGTTGTAAATACTGAAGCAACTGAAGAAAAGAAATGGTTAAACAAAAATACACCTGAATTTAATAAAGCTATTGAATACTTAAAAGGTGGTGGTAGTTTGAATACTATTGAAAATAAGTATAAATTAGCCAAAGCAGTTAAAGACGAATTGTTAAAAATAAAATAAATAAATAGGTGCTTATCGCTGTCGGTTTACGGCAGTATCAGGAATAAGTTAAATGTGAGTTCGTCAAGCCTAAAATAAAACTGAATAGCTGACAACAGGAAAAAAAGGTAGGCAAAGTAAAAAACAAATATTATGGGAGCATTAATTAATTTAAGCTTAAGAGTAGACCAATTACCTAAAGAGAAATTCGTAGCTGGTAAAGATGGTAAAGTGTATTACAATTTTACAATCAATGTAAATGATAATGCAAATCAATTTAACCAAAACGTTTCAGCTTATGATTCACAAACTAAAGAAGAGCGTGAATCTAAAAAAGACAAAAACTATATTGGCAATGGTTCAGTAGTTTGGACTGATGGAAAAATTGTAGCTTTAAAGAAAGAACAAACTGCAACTGCTAAAGAAGTATCTTCAGATTTACCTTTCTAAATTAATTGGGTGTGGTCAAGGGATATAGCCACACCCTTTTTTAAATCAAAAAACATATGAAAACAGTAAACTCAATTTCAGGTGGTCAAACATCAGCTTATATAGCAGCTAATTATCCTGCCGATTACAATATATTTGCATTAGTAACAACAGATGATATTAAATGTCAATACCCTGATGCAAAGTTAAGACAAGCTGTTTCTGATAAAATAGGTAAAGAATTTATAGGGACATTAGAAGATGATGTTATTATAAAAACTATTTTAGAATTAGAGCAATTTATAGGTTCTAAAATTGATTGGGTAGTAGGAGAAAGCTTTGATAATGTAATTAATAATAATGGATTATTACCAAGTCCTTTAAGAAGATATTGTACTACAGAAATGAAAATGAAACCTATTTTTGAATTTTGGAATAAAAATATTAAAGAAATTGCAGAAGTAAGATTAGGATTTAGAGCAAACGAAACTAATAGAATGCAAAATGTTTTAGATAAAACAAATAAAAATGGATTTTCTGAATTCAAAACTATTATAGGAACTTCAAATAATGGAAGAAATAAATGGAAGAATATAGAATGGCAAAAGCCAAGATTTCCTTTAATTGAAGATAATATATATAAAGATACAATTATTGAGTATTGGAAAGAAAAACCTGTTACATTTGCATATATGAATAATTGTGTAGGTTGTTTTCATAAACAGCCACCACTTTTAAACTATATGTATAAAAATCACAAAGAAAAAATAGAATGGTTTATTAAAAACGAAAGTAATAGAAAACACAATTGGGATAAATTTAGAGTAGATGGTTTAACATATGAAAAAATTATAAATTACAATTTTACTATAGATATGTTCAATGATGATTTTAACGAATGTGATTCAGGATATTGTGGATTATAAAAACAAAAACATATTATGGAATTAGATAAAGAAGCAGTACAACTTCTAATGGAGATGTACGAAGATGAATTAAGAATAGACCCTACACAAAAGATTGAACATCCTGAACCTGCTTTATCTTTAGGAACTAAAACTTATGAAACAAAAGATGGATTGAAAGAATATCCATTACCATTAGGTACATATGGAAACTTCAGTTTTGTACAAGCACCACCAAAGAGCAAGAAAACGTTTTTTGTTTCTTTATTAAGTGCTATTTATATGAAAGGTAGATTAGATGCATTTGGTGGAGAATTACAAGGTTATAGCAACGGAAAACATTTAATACATTTCGACACTGAACAAGGGAATTTCCACGCTCAAATGGTTTTTAGAAGACCATTAGATATGGCTCAAATAGATACTAATAAATACCATACGTTTGCACTACGTCAATTAGGATTCAAAGAACGCATACAATTTATAGAATGGTACTTATACGACAAATTAGAAGCTAAAGATGTAGGTTTAGTTATTATAGATGGTGTTGCTGATTTATGTAGTGATGTAAATAACATAGAAGAAAGTAACGCTGTAGTACAAAAACTAATGAAATGGTCAAAAGAATTGAATTGTCACATTATAACAGTTATACATAGCAACTTCGGTTCAGATAAACCTACAGGTCATTTAGGTAGTTTTTTAGAAAAGAAAACAGAAACACAAATACAATTAGAACTTAACACAGTAAATAAAGAATTAGTAACTGTAAGTTGTAAAAGAAGTAGAAACGCATCATTTGAAACCTTTAGCTTTAAAGTAAACAACTTTGGATTACCACAAGTAGAAGGAGCAGTTTACGAACCATTAAAAGGTGTATTTTAATTATGAGCATAAAAGAAAAATATTCAGTAAAAAGTATAGATAGCTATCTTTGTAAAGATTGGTTATTAAATAAGCACTATGCTAAAAGACTTTGTAGTATTTCTTATTCTTTTGGATTATATTTAGATAATATTTTAAATGGAGTTATAACTTTTGGAATGCCACCAAGTAGTACATTATCTGAAAGTATTTGTGGATATAATTTTAAAGAAAATGTTTTAGAATTAAATAGACTTGTTGTCAACGACAATATAGACAAAAATATGTTGTCTTATTTTGTTTCAAATTCTATTAAAAAATTACCAAATAATAAAATTATAGTTTCTTTTGCTGATGCAAATATGAGTCATAACGGATATATTTATCAAGCAACTAATTTTATTTATACAGGTTTAACTTCTAATACTACTAAATTAATAGATAAATTTGGAGATGAATTTCATTTTAGAAATATTGGGCACTATCAAAAAAATAATAAAATAAATGCAAAATTAATAAAAAGAAGATTAAACGAAGATAAAATTGATAAAGTTGAAATTGCTACATATTTAAAAAAAAATAAAGGACTTTGGACTTCTAAAAAATTAGATTTAGAATTTGGATATAAAGATACAGCAGCTCACTGGTTTAGATTAGATGATGGTTTTAGTTTTCCAGATATAGACGATTGGAATAGATTAAAAATATTATTAAATTTAGATAATACATTTGATGATATAATGTGTAGTTTTGAGTTAGTTCCTTGTTCTAAAGATATAATTAAAAAACTGGAATTGACAAAAGTTGAAATTTTACCAAAGCATAGATATATTTATTTTAAAGGAAGTAAAACTTTTAAAGATAAATGTAATAAAAATTTAAAACTTAAGATACAGCCATATCCAAAAGGAGAAAATAAAAGATATGATGCAAGTTATCAGCCAACTATTCAAGCAGAATTATTCTAAATTGTTAATAACTTTATTATATATTTACAAAATGAGAACAACTATTTTAAACCATATTAAAGAATTACAAACTACAGCATCACGCACAGGATTAATATATTCTGATAATCCAGTAATGTTTTCTTATTTTAAAGACTTGCTTTTAAAGTTAGAACAAATAGAACAATTATTAGAGTTAGAAAACGAATTACACTTAACAGAAGTGGCTGATAGTTTAAAAGAATATTATCAAACAGATACAGAATTAACGCATATAAAAGTAAATTTTCAAGTTAGACCTATACAATCAGAGAAGAAAGAATGTATTTTAAACGCAAAAATTTATTTATGATTACAACAACTTTATTAGCTTTAGTTTGTATTTTTTGGTTGCTATTAATGGCAATGCAAAAGTACGACATCGAATTAATTATTAGTCCAATTATGGGATTTATGTTTGGTGCTTTATACGATAGAGAAGCAGACTATAATAAGTACTACCATACAGTACAAATTGTATTGTTATTTGTAGCTTTTACCTTTACTTGGGAAACTAATGAATAACGAATGGTTAGCCAAAGTGGCAAAGTATCACGATGAATGGGTAAAAGTTATCCATACATTTGGTGAATATGATTACGCTGAAGACATAGTACAAGAATCATATATAGCGTTGTTTAAGTATGCTGATTCTGACAAACTAATAGATTCTAAAGGCGAAGTTAGAAAGGGTTATATGTACTTTACTTTACGTTCTTTATTTTACCAATACTATAACAAAAAGAAAAAGGTTAATAAAGTAGCTTTTGATGGTTGTTGGGAATTGTTTGATGATTCTAATATAGAAGAACAAAAAGCGTATAACGATATATGTATGCTTATTGATGAAGAGATAAAGAATTGGAATGACTATGATAGAAAACTATTTAAACTTTATAGAGATTCGGGTATGTCAATGCGTGATATTGCAAAAGGAACTACAATTAGCTTAATATCAATATTTCATTCTATTAAGAATTACAAAGCAGTTTTAAAAGAAAAGTTCCAAAAGGATTATACCGATTACATAGAGAATGATTACAATTCAATATACTAAATAAATAATTATGGCAAAAAGAAAAACACCTGCTCGTGGATTAGGAGATACCATAGAGCAAATTACAGAAGCTACAGGAATTAAAAAAGTAGTTGAAGTATTTAGCAAAGCAACAGGTTTAGATTGTGGTTGCGAAGAACGTAAAGCAAAGCTTAACAACTTAATTCCTTATAGGAGAAAAGTTAATTGTTTAACTGAATCAGATTATGAAGCATTAAAGCAATATATTTCTCCAAAGAAAGGAAGTTTAACACCAAACGAACAATGGGAAATACAAGCTATTTACTATAGAGTTTTTGAAGTTAAATTAGAAGATAGTAATTGTGCTTCTTGTTGGAGAGATATTATCAGCGACTTAAGAAAAGTTCATAACGAATACCAATTTAATGAATAATTGGAAAGAAAGCGACTTGTTTAACTACTTAAAAGAAAATGTTTACTTTGATTTAGTTAAGTCAAGAAATCAGATGTCAAGGTGGGATTGTTACAGTCCTGCCACAGGACATCGAATAGAGCTAAAATGTAGAACAAAGCACTATGATACTTTACTTTTAGAAAAGAAGAAATACATAGCAATGATTGAAGAATGTGAAAAGCATTTAGATATACCTATTTATATTAATTCAACACCTGAAGGAGTATTTAGTTTTAACCTACATAAAATCAATCCAACGTTTGAAACAAACACAAAGAATCCAGCTACTACGCAATTCTATAACACACAACGAATAGAGAAAGAAGTAACATATTTAGAAATCAATCAAGCATTAAAATTATGAGAAAAGCAACAATATATTTTGAAGATAAACCTGTACAAAGTTTAGAGTATGAATGGTTTGAAAGAATCGTAGAAACAGAAGATTATAAATTTTATACAGGTCGAGGTTTAGTAGCAATAATTCCAAAAGAAAAATATTTAATAATTATAGAAAATGAAAGATAATCCAATACAATTAGAATACTTAAAAAGCGTACTACTATCACAGCTTTTATTAGAATGTAATGAGAATTTACGTTATACAAAGCAATATAACGGTGCTTTAAAGCATTTACTTAATAAAGTGAATAGTCACCTAGAAACAACTGTTTATGATGAATACAGAAAGATTTATAATACAGATGCAGAAATGACTACTAATATCTTAAATAGCATAGAAGATATAGTTTTAAAACTAACTACTTCAGACTTGGATGAACTTGTAATGATTAACGCAGTTATTGAAAAGTATAAGGAGAATAAAGAATGGTTTAAAGAACACGGACAAGCTGAATTTTTAAGAATCGATGGCTAAAAAAAAGGTAGAGATTTACTCACCACATTATAGTGAAGTAGAAGCTATGGTGTATTGTGTTAAAAGAAACGTAGCTTATTCATTAGAAGCTACAAAAGACAAAAGATTCTACATCGTAAAGTACATACCAAGTGATTATAAGAATGTAATCTACTTAAAAGAGAATAACAAGAAAGTAGACTTTAGCGAATATGAAGCAACTAAAAAGATAATGGAATTATATAAGAACCAAAGCAAATTAATATGAAAGAAAAAGATACAATGTCAGAATGGATTGAATCACAAGTTAAAGATAGTGTTGTGCAATCAGTAATTAATAAGTTTAAACAACGTAGTGAAGTAGGAATCAAGAAATACAATACTACATTAGATAGAGAGGATTTAACAAACAAAGAATGGATTGAACACGCACAGGAAGAAGCTATGGATTTGATTCTGTATTTAGAAAAACTTAAGAGATTATGAAACAATCACCATTACAAAGAATAAATAGAATTATGAAGTTCTATTATTTAAGAGGACAAAATAGAGAGAATGTGAATGAAGTATTTAGAAAGATTATTAAACTTAAATTGAATAAAGATGCCACTACCTAAACCAAGAGAAGGAGAACAAGAAAAAGATTTCATACAAAGATGTATGGTCGATGACAAAATGCAAAAAGAATTCCCTGAACGAGAACAACGTTATCAGGTATGTAGAACACAGTTTAAGGGTAGCAATTAGCTACCTTTTTTATTTGTTAAATTTTTGTTAAAATATAATACTTGTTAAAAATTTGTTTATATTTGCTTAAACTTTAAAACAAAATATTATGTCAAGACCATCAATGAAAACAACAAAAAAACAAATTTTAGAATATCATTATGAAAATACTGATGAATGTGGAATGGGAGCAGATGCTTCAGAATGGCATTCGCATTGTTGGAGATGTGGACACCAAAGAGATACTCAAAGATGTCACATAATACCATTTGCTTTAGGTGGAGAAGATTTGCCAAGTAATTATGTATTGTTATGTGAAGATTGTCACGCAGAAGCGCCTAATGTAAATGATAAAGATTATATGATGAAATGGATAAAAAGAACAAGCATATCTACATATGATACTTATTGGAAAATAAGAAATATTACAGATAAAAGAATGCGAGAAGTTAGTAAACATTTTGGAGCAACAAGACAAAATATGTTAACACCATCTACTCAGAGTTGGTTGGTTGAAAAAATAATAGAAGATTTAAAAGAAATATATGATAGCAACTATATTTTTATGTTAAAACACGTTGAAACTATATTAACTCAAAGATAAACATTATGATTTACAAGAATTACAAAATTGAATTAAACGAGAACTATCACGTTGCACACAAAGAAAGCAAATTTATCTTTTGGAATACAGAAGAATCAGAAGAAACGATTGGCTTTGCAGCTACAGTAGAAGAATGTGTTGAATTAATTAACCAAAGATTATACCAAGATGACAAAGCAAGAAATCAAAACAGAATTAGAGAATGTAATCTATGTTTTAAAAACATTAGAAAACGATTACGCAGCACTTAAATTAAAGGCAGTTTTAAACGCTTTAACAGAAGATTGGAATCAATCTGAATATTATGCCGAACAAATAAACAAAGTGCTTAATATTGAAGAAACAATGAATGATTTAAATAACATAAAAATACGATGAATGAAGATGCAACAATAAAAATATTCAGTAAGATACAATCACTTGAGCGTGATTTACAATGGATATATCACAATTATTTTAATGGTCAATTAAATGAAGACCAGTTTATGTCAATGATAGATTCAACTGAAAGAGATATACAAATACATTATTATATTTACGATTTAATTATACAAGATGCAAGAAAAAATTAAAACCTTCGACAACAAAATTTGGGACAAACAAGAACTATTAGACAATATGTACGATGATGACTTTTACTATGGGTATTTAGGAAAGAACGCATTATCATCTTCAAGTCTTAAAATGGTGCTTAAATCACCTAAGACCTATAAGTATGTAACAAAGTATGGACAAGCAGAAACGCAACCATTAAGAGATGGCAAACTATTCCATACACTAATACTTGAACCTAATAAGATAGATACATTTACTTTTGTAGATTGTAAAACTAAAGCAGCAAAAGAATACAAACTCGCAGTAGAAGAACATCAAAATGTATTTACCACAAGTGAGTTAAGAGATGCTGAAAGATTAGCTGATGCAATACTAAAGAATAATGAAGCTACTGGATATTTTAACAAAGCACAATTTGAAATTCCTGAAGTAGCAATGATAGATGGAATACCATTTAGAGCAAAAGCAGATATTCTAAGAAGCGATTGCATAGTAGACTTAAAAACTACCACAGGCATAAATGAATTTAGATATTCAGCTGATAAATATGGATATGATTTACAAGCATACTTATACACTACAATGTTTAATTTAGATGAATTTGTGTTTATTACAATAGACAAAGGTAGTTGCGATATAGGTATATTTGAATGCTCAAAAGAATTCTATCAAAGAGGCAAGGATAAACTTGAACAAGGTATAGCAAACTATAAATACTTCTTTGGAAATGATGAAGTAGATTTAAACCAATATGTATTAAGAGGAATATTATGAAAGAAAAAGACAAAACAGTAGTAGAATTTTTATTAAAAGAAATTGAAAATTTAACAGGTTCAAAAATTGCAGATGATGAACCAATAGTTATAAAAGCCAAAGAAATTTTTAAGAATCAAATCCAAAATGCATTTTATAAAGGAATACAAGAGCAAACTGCAAGAGTTATAATTAATGCAGAAAAAACTACACCTGAACAATATTATATAGAAAACTATGAAAGTAACAGATAAAATAACAATAACAAACGAAGACAATATGCTTTTAATGGCTCGTTATCCTGATAACTATTTTGACTTAGCTATTGTAGACCCTCCTTATGGTATTGATGTGACTAAAATGACACTTGGTAATGGAAAGAAAAAAGTAAATAGAGGTCAAACAGATTGGGATAGCAAGACACCTGAACAAGAATATTTTGATGAATTATTTAGAGTATCTAAAAATCAAATTATATGGGGAGCAAACTATATGATAGATAAAATAAAGAAACCATCTATGTGTTGGTTATTTTGGGACAAAGGTAATGGTGATAATGATTTTTCTGATGGAGAATTAGCTTGGACTTCATTTAATAAAGCATTAAGAAAATTCAAAAAAACTTGGGTAGGAGCTAATGCAAAAGATTATTTTGGTAGAGTACACGCAACACAAAAACCTATTGATTTGTATAAATGGATATTAGATAAATACGCTAAAGAAAATGATAAAATACTCGACACGCATTTAGGTTCAGGTTCAATAGCAATAGCTTGTCACGATTATGGATTTGAGTTAACAGCTTGTGAATTAGACAAAGAGTATTACGATAAAGCAATACAAAGAATAAAGAATCATACAAATCAAACAAAACTATTTTAGAAATGGAAGAAAAGATAATAGAAATAATAGCACAAGAATTAGGAGTAGATATAACACAAGATTGTAGGAAAAGAGAAATAATAGAAGCAAGAGCATTATACTTCTACATAATTAAGAAGTTATATCCTAAAATGTCACTACAAAGAATAGGTGATAACTTAAATAAGAATCACGCAACGGTAATACATTCACTTAAAAACTATCCTTATTATGAGAAATACAATCCGAAGTTAGAAGATGTAAAGAATAATATATTACATTTAGTTGGTCAAGCTGATGAGCCAGTAGATATTACTAAGATGCAAACTATAGAACTAAAGAAAAGAATACTTGATTTAGAAAATAGTTTACAACAAGAACGTAATCGACCAAGATACGAATTCACAATTATAGAACAATTAGAAAACCTTTTAAGAGATACTAAAGGAACAGAACAGCATAACTTAATCACTTTACGATTAGAAGCATTCTATTCAATGAATAAAAATATAAGACTATAATATTATGACACTAAAAGAAAAATTTAAAAAGCAATTAGATACTGCAACACCTAAATTAAATAGACCTTGGTATCAAGCTAATCAATGCGAACAAATAGCAGATGATTACGCTGTTGAGTTTGCAAATTACTATGAAGAAGTTTTGGCAAGTGGAGATTTTATTTTATTTGACAAAGATAAAAAAAAACTATTAGAAAAATTTAAAAAAGAAAAAGGATTATGACACCAAAAGAAAAAGCAGAAGAATTATTTTATAAAATGGCTTATAATAGTTCTGAAGAAGACCATAATTGTAGTCATTATGTTGCAATAAATTGCTCGTTAATAGCAGTAGATGCAATTTTAAATGTTGCAAAAGAAATAGCAACAAAAGAAAGTATTGATTATTGGCAAGAAGTTAAACAAGAAATAGAAAATATATGAAAAACGCAGAAATAAGTAAAATTTTGCGAGAAGCGAATAACAATACTATTTACCTATGGGATTTACCAAGACCACAATGGAAAGAAGAAGACTTTAAAGTATTAGAATCTATTAAGAATGGAGTAAAGTATAAAACTAAGAAAATACTAATAGACAACTTAGAAATGTTTTCCAGTATCAATACATTATGCCAACCTAATAGAACTCTAATAAAAAGAAAAGTTGATGGCAAAATATACAATAGCACTTATGAATGCGCTTATGATAATAACATATCAAGAACGCATTTAATGAATTGTTTAAAGTCAGATAAAGAGCATAGATATAAAGAAATGTTCGAACTAATAAATAATGAATTATAAATTAAAAATAAATAAGATATGGGTTTAAAATATAGATTATTAGAAAAAAGCGATATGTTAATTAGTAATACCCAACCTTATTGGGTGATTGAAAAAAGAAATATATTTGGTTATTGGACTTCATATTTTGAAGAACATTCAAATAAAGGAGCAATTTTTTTTAATAAACAGGAAGCTGAAATATGGTATAATTATCATAAATGCAAAACAACACGAATGAAAACTAAAATAATTGCTCAACATTAAAAAAAAATAAGATATGGAACAAACAGCAGTAGAATGGTTACTTAAACAAATGGAAGTTTGTAACTATATTTCAAAAAAACAATTAGAAAACTGTAATTCTTGGCTAACTCAAGAAGCCAAAGAAATGGAAAAGCAACAGATTATTGATACTTGGACTGATGGTAAATATTGTAATACAATAGGTAATGAAATTAACTATGAAGATGGAGAACAATACTACAACGAAACATTTAAACAACTATAACTTTTATTTATTATAAATTTGAATAAACAAATTATTTCAAATGGAAAATAAAAGTAAAGCAGGTGGAAAAAGAGATGGTGCAGGTAGAAAACCTAAAGCAGAAGAAGTAGCTTTGATTGAAAAACTATCTCCATTAGAGCCATTAGCATTTGCTGCATTAGAAAAAGGATTAGAAAAAGGTGATTTTAAATTCACACAACTGTTCTATAATTACTATGCAGGTAAACCAAGAGAAACAAAAGATGTTACTTTAACAACTGAACAACCTATATTCAATTTAGATGATTTAGGTGACATCTAATAAACGATAATGGAATTTATAGTAACTACTGCGTTAAAGAAGTTATTGCGCCTTAAAAAGCGTATTAAGGTTGTTAGAGGTGGAACGTCTGCCTCTAAGACCTTTTCTATTTTACCTATATTAATAGATAGAGCAATTAAGACACCTAATTTAGAAATAAGTGTTGTATCTGAATCTATACCACATTTGCGTAGAGGAGCATTAAAAGACTTTTTAAAAATTATGATGGCACTAGGGAGATATAACGATAATCAATTTAATAAGTCTACTTTGAAATATACTTTTGGCAATGGTAGTTATATTGAGTTCTTTTCTGTAGACCAACCTGATAAATTACGTGGAGCAAGAAGAAACGTATTATACGTTAATGAGTGCAACAATGTAGATTTTGATTCTTATTACCAATTAGCTATTCGTACTTCAGGTGAGATATGGTTAGACTATAATCCTTCAAGTTTGTTTTGGGTTGATAGGGAGATAATAAATCAAGAAGATGTAGATTTTATCACATTAACTTATTTAGACAATGAGGCACTACCTGAAACGATTGTAAAAGAAATTGAATCAGCAAAAGAAAAAGCAAAGACTTCTACATATTGGGCAAATTGGTGGCAAGTATATGGACTTGGTCAAACAGGTTCTTTAGAAGGCGTATGTATTCCTGATTGGCAGGAGATTAATTTACCTAATGAAGCAAGGTTATTGTGTTATGGTTTAGATTGGGGATATAGTAATGACCCAACAAGTTTAATAGCTATGTACAAATACAATGACAGTTATATCTTTGATGAATTAATATACCAAAAAGGATTGCTTAATTCTGATATAAGTGACTTGCTAAAAACAAATAGTGTACAAGATATAATCTATGCTGATAGTGCAGAGCCAAAATCAATAGCTGAGTTGAATAGTTATGGTCACAATGTGTTACCAGTTAGTAAAGGTAGAGATAGTATCGTATATGGTCTTAATTTAATTAATCAGAATAAGGTTTATGTTACATCAAGAAGTAAGAATCTAATCAATGAATTAAGAAACTACATTTGGATGACTGACAAACAAGGTAACAAATTAAACAAACCAATAGATGCTTATAATCACGCTATAGATGCAATGCGTTATGCTATAACATCACAATTAGAAAATCCAAATAAAGGAACTTATTACGTTTATTAAATATGAGTTACGGACAAATAATAGCTACAATTCAATGTTACATACATCACGTTAAAGGTGTTGAAGTACAGATTAATCTACCTAGAAACTTTAAAGAAATAAAGTTAATGCAAGAAATGTATTTAATTGCTTCAGCTTATTTGCAGGTTTAAAATCTTTTTATATATTTGCTTAAAATTTAAAACAAATAACTATGGAGTGGTACGATTATCAAAACGAATATCCTGAAAACGAATGTAGATTTTGTGGAGAACCTTGTGAAAAAACATATTGCAATAAAGAATGTGCAAGAGCAGATGAAGATTAACCGTAATTAAATATCTTCCCGAAGAACAGATTTTAATTCTTATTTAAGCTATCAGAAATGGTAGCTTTTTTGTTATATGCTATTACGTATAAAAATGCAATATAAAGCACTATTATATGCAAAAACGTATAGATGCTTAGTTTTACTAAGATTAAATGCATTATAACGCACTAATGATTGTAATTTAACACAAAACAATACATTATGTCTTAAATAACGAACACTTAATACAATAATCTAATTAATTTATTAATAACTAAAAAACAATATGAAAATAGAATTAACAATACCAACTTCTTTAAGTGAAATAAAACTAGCACAGTATCAAAAGTTTTTATCTATACTTAAAGAGAATGAAGAATCAGAATTTTTGCAACAAAAGATGGTGCAGATATTTTGTGGTATAGATTTAAAAGATGTAGCACAAATTAGATATAAAGATGTAGCTGAAATTAATGTAAGTATTAATAATCTATTTACGCAAGATAATAAGTTCATACAAAGATTTAAAATGGGTGGTGTAGAGTTTGGTTTTATACCTAACCTTGATGAGATGACTACTGGAGAGTATATGGATTTAGATGCTTATATAACTGATTGGGATACGATGCATAATGCAATGGCTGTATTATACAGACCAATAACTAATAAGCTAGGAAACAAATATCAAATAGAAGAATATAAAGGTTCTATAACGTATGCTGATGTAATGCGACACGCACCTTTAGATGTTGTTCTTGGTGCTATGGTTTTTTTTTACAATTTAGGGAACGACTTATTAAGCAGTACGATAAACTATTTGGAGAAGAATCAGGAGGTACAGAATATTCTGAACAAGCACAATTCGGAAAACGGTGGGGATGGTATTCAAGTATCTATGCTCTTGCTCAAGGAGACGTTAGAAGATTTGATGAAGTTTGCAAGTTACCAATACACCAAAGTTTAACTTTTCTAACATTTGAAAAAGAAAAGACAGCTATAGAAATGAAATTAATAAATAAACGTAGTTAAATAAGAATAAATAATGTATTACGACATAAGCACAAGAATAAAAGAAGAGTTAGATAAAGACCCTTTTGTAAATACAGTTACTATTGGAGATATATTTAAAGTTGATTTAAACAAACAAACTATATTTCCTTTGTCACATATAATGTTAAACAGCGTTACTTATATTGGAAGTACAAAGCAATATAACGTATCTATTTTATGTATGGATATAGTAGACGAATCAAAAGAAGAAACTGAAGATATATTTAGAGGTAATGATAACGAGCAAGATGTTTTAAATACACAAGAAGCAGTTGCAACAAGGTTTTTAGAATCAGCAAGACGTGGAGATTTAGCTGATGACTTATACGAATTAGGTGGTAACGCAACTATAGAATATTTTGTAGATAGATTTGAAAACAAAATAGCAGGTGTTACTTTAACATTTGATTTGATTACTTATAACGATATGACTATTTGCTAATGGCAAAAGAATTAAAAAATGTAAATGATGTATTAATTCGCTTTAGGGATTACGTTATACAACAAAGTAGAAGTAATTTATCTAAAAGTGATAAGAATGTTTCTAAGGAACTATATAATAGTTTGAAAGGAGAAATATTAACTGAGAATAATTATTCAATCGTGGGATTCTCTATGGCTGAATATGGTCAGTTTGTAGATAAAGGAGTTAGAGGTAAAACAAGTTCAGCAAAAGCTCCTAACAGTCCATTTAGATTTGGTACTGGTTCAGGTAAAAAAGGTGGTTTAACTAAAAACATAGATAAATGGGTTCGAGCGAGAGGTTTTCAATTCCGAGACAAAAAGAGTGGGAAGTTTTTGAGTTACGAGCAAACAGGATTTCTTATTTCTCGCAGTATTTTTCACAAAGGAATTAAGCCAAGTTTGTTTTTTACTAAACCATTTGAAGCAGGTTATAAAAAATACATAGATACAGATTTAATGAAAGCATTTGGTCAAGATGTAGATACAATGGTAGATTCTAATTTAAAAGATATAAAATGATAATATATTCAAGAAGTCCGTACTTCATAACAATTAACGAATCAGGTCAAGTTGGTTCACGCATAGAATTAAGATTGTGGAATGGTACAGGTTCAGCACCTACTGCTGCTACTTATACTTTTAGCAAACCAAGAGCATCTGCAACACAATTAGAAAACGTTTATAATATAAGTCCTTTTGTAAAAGAGTACATAGATAATATAGCACCTATTTACTCATCATCACAAACCGATTCTACTTTAATGTGGGTAAACGTGCAAGTTAAAAGATTTAAAGAAACTTCTACAGGAACTTATACATTATTAGATACTACAACCTATTTAGGCACAAATGGATATACTTCTTTTTCTGATGGATATAATTATACTGATTCATCAAATAGCTTTATGTTATTGTCAGACAATACTAAAGAGATTAAATATGACATTACAAAAGACATACCATACGTTAATGTATTAATAAATCCAACTTCAGGAGATACTATAGTAGCTACTTATAAAGATTTAAGAGGAAGAAATGAAGTAGATGTAACATATACAGCTGCAAAAGGAATGTTAAAAATACCTTTATCAACTGATAGTATTAAATACAATAAAGGAAATACACTAGATATTACATATAATACTACAACTAAAAGCTATAGAGTTATTCCAATTTGTGAGCCTAAATATACTCCAGTAATTTGCTCTTATATTAATCGTTTTGGTGGATGGCAATTCTTAACCTTTTTTAAGACACGTATAGACAACATAAATGTAAAAGGTAGTACATTTAACTTATTACCAAGTTCAGTTAATTATAACGTGTCTAAAGGACAAAGCAAAGGGTTTAATATTAATGGTAATCAATCAGTAAAATTAAGTAGTGGATTTGTACCTGAAAACTATTCTGATTTAATACAAGATTTGCTATTAAGCGAAACAGTATTATTAGATGGTTTACCTGTTAAAGTTAAGACACAAGCTACAACGTTAAAGACTTCTTTAATAGACAGAAATATAAATTACGAAATAGAGTTTGATTACGCATTTAATTTAATTAACAACGTTATTTAATGGTAACAGTAGGATTATATATTTATATAAATGATGTAGCAAGAAGAATTGAATTATTTGACGATGAAAAGATATCAATAAATAGTTCAGTTCAAAACGCTTCAGACATTTCAAAAGTTTACACAGATTTCAGTCAATCTTTTACAATACCTGCTAATGAACATAATAATGCTATCTTTTCGCACTGGTATGAAAATAGTATAGATGGTGGATATGATGCAAGACAAAGAAAGAAAGCTTATATTGAGTTAGATACTATACCTTTTAGAAATGGAAACATACAACTAGAAAAAGCTACTTTAAAAAATGGTGTGCCTGAAAATTACACTATTACTTTCTTTGGTAGTTTAGTATCTTTAAAGGACACTTTTGCAGGTAAGAAATTAAGTGAATTAGATTATTCTGCACATACTATTAATTATAGTGCTACTAAAGTAATTGATTCTGTAAAAGGTGAAGTAAATAACGATGTTAAATTTCCTTTAATTACTTCTAATCGTTTATGGGATGATGAAGCACCTGAAAATATAACTACAAGTGCTAAAGCTATTGAATATACAGAACTATTCCCTGCATTAAGAGTTAGTAAAATATTTGAAAGTATAGCTGATTTTTACAATATAACTTTCAATGGTTCATTCTTAACAGACCCAAGATTCACAAGGACTTTTTTATGGTTAAAAAATGCTGATGTATTTAAAGCTAAAAGTAGTGAGTTACTTATCAATATGGTATCTGCAAGTTCAGAAGACCCTATTATAGATGGAGTTATAGTTCCAAACTTTACAACTGATTTTTTTACATATAATGGTTTAGGTTGGTATAGTGATGAAATTGTAGGAGATAGATATATAATAGGATGTGAAGCTATACTTTATTTACAAGCAAACGTAGCAAATATACCTTGCACATTAAACGTTTACAAGAATGGTATTATAGCATATTCAGTTCCTTTTTTATCTGCTACATCACCTTCTTCATCTATTGCTGTTATATTTGATGATGTTATAAACGGAACTGATTTAAGAGGTGACTATCAACTAAAAGTTATATCTGATTCACCAATTACTTTTTCTTCAGAAATATTATTTATAATTAGATATGAAGGAGTTGATAATGAAGGGAATCCTGGAATACAACAAAGAAATTATTTAATTACAAACGCAACAAATCAATCTACAAATTCAAGTTTAAACTTAGCTTCTTATATGCCTGATATTAAGGTTGAAGATTTCTTTAGTGGAATATTAAAAATGTTTAATCTAACTTGTTTAGGATATGAAGAAAACGTATATACTATAGAGCAGTTAGAAGATTGGTATAATGACGGAAGTATTGAAGATATAACACAATACACTATTAGCGACGATTTAGATATTAGCAAATTAGAAACATTTAAAAACATAAACTTTAATTACACAAAAAGTGAAAGTTTTATGAATGTTGCCTATTTAGGAAACAATGGTTTTGAGTATGGAAACTTAAGAGCAGATTTGAATTCTGAAGGTTCAGATTATTCTGTTCAATTACCTTTTGAGAATTTATTGTTTCAAAAGTTTAGTGGTCAAAACTTGCAAGTAGGTTACTCTTTAAAAACAGACTTTAAAGCTTACATACCTAAACCTATTGTGTTATACGATTATGGTACTTTACAAAGTTGTAATTTCTTTTTAAAAGGTACATCTACTCCAGTTAATATAACTACATACAATGCTTTTGGTCAAGATACTTTAATTAGTAGTGTAAATCAAAGTCTAAACTTTGGTATAGAAGTTAGTTCATTATTATTAACTCCAATATCAAATACTTTATATTCTAATTACTATCAATCGTATTTAGAAAACATCTATAATTTAAAGTCAAGAAAGTATAATGTAAAAGCTGTATTACCTATTAGCTTATTAACTTCTTTAAAATTAAATAACAGATTAATAATACGTGATAAGAGATATATTATTAATAATATGAAAATAGACTTAACAAGTGGTGAAGTAGATTTTGAATTAATAAACGATTTTAGAGTAATATGATAAAAGAAATATTAAATCTGTTAATGCTTGAAAACCATTACGGACAAAGTGAAACAATAGAAATAGCAAAAGGTAAATATGAATTACCAAGTAGTTGGAATAAAGGATTAAATCAAATTAAAAGACTTATTAAATGGCAAAGACAGTAGAAGTAGATTTACAAGTAAATAACAATCTTGAACCAACTATAAAAAACTTAAGAGAATTAAAAAAGCAGTTAAGAGAAACTGCGGCAGGTTCTAGAGAGTTTGATAGATTAAGTGCTAGTATTCGTGATATGGAAGATTCTATATCTGATGCTAAAGCTACCAATGATGACTTTTTAGGTCAATTAGAAAACGCTTCTGGTCCATTAGGTGCGTTAGGACAAGGTATTCGTGGTGCAGAAAGAACATTCTCAAGTTTTAATGGTGCTTTAAAAGCTTCTATTATTGGTGCTATAGTTGCTTTAGTAGCAGGATTAGCTGCTGCGTTTAGTAATAATGAAAAAGCACAAAAGAAATTACAGCCATTAATGCAAGCATTTGAGAAAATACTTGGTGGTGTATTTGCAGTTGTAGAGCCATTATTTGATGTATTTATAGATTTAGCTACAAAAGCTTTACCTTATGTTAGTGATGCATTTAAAGTAGTTTATTCAAGTGTTACAGCAGTATTCCAATCTATAGGTAAATTAGGCTCAGCAGTTGGTAAATTAATATCAGGTGATTTTAGTGGTGCTTGGGAAGATGCTAAAGGCGCTGTTACTGGATTTAGTAAAAACTTTGATGCTGCTAAAAACAGATACGACAAAGGTTCTAAAGAAATGACTGCTTTAGAAAAAGAAAACGCTGCTAAAAGAGCAGAAGCATTAGAAAAAGAGAATGAGCGTAAAAAAGCAGCAGCAGATAAAACAGAAAGTGAAGCTGCTGAAAGAAGACAAAAAGAAAAAGAAGCAGAAGAAAAAGCTTTAGAAGAAAGAAAGAAAAGAAGACAAGAAGAAATTGATTTTCAAATTGCTTTAGATAATATAGGTAGAGAAAGAAGGGTAAATGAAGCTTTAGAAAAAGAAGCTGCTGATGCAAAAGTTTTATCTGATGCAACTGCTATGGTAGATGCTTTAGAAGCTGAAGACCAAAGAAGATTAGATAATGAAAAGAAAGTTAGTGAAGATTCTATTAAAAACGCACAAGCTGAAGCTGAAGCTAAAAGAAATATAAATAATTTAGCAATTCAATCTGCACAAGGTTTAGTTAGTATATTAGCTTCTTTAGGTGAAAAGAATAAAGGTATTCAAAGAGCAGCTTTATTAGCAAATAGTGCATTATCTATTGCTGAAATTATAAATAATACAAACGTTGGTGCTGCTAAAGAGGTTGCTACAAAAGGTATTCTTGGTTTAGGAACTTCTACAGTTTTATATGCTAAAATGGCAATAAGTATAGGTTCTGTTCTTGCTGCTACTGCCAAAGGGTTAAGAGGATTAGGTGGTGGTTCTGCAGGTTCTGCTGGAGCTGCTGCAAGTGCAGGTAATCGTGGTGGTACTGAAAGTGCAAGTCAAACACCTGCCTCTGTATCACCTACATTTAACGTGGTAGGAACTTCAGGACAAAATCAAATAGCACAAACATTAGGCAACCAAAGACCTGTTAGAGCATTTGTAGTGTCAAATGATGTATCTACTGCACAAGCTTTAGATAGAAATATAGTTAAGACTGCTACTTTAGGCAATTAAACAAAAACATAATAATTTAATTTATAAATAAAAATTCAATGAGAATAGTAGAATTAATTATAGACGAAAAAGAAGATTTAGCAGGTGTTGAAGCTATCTCTGTTGTAGAATTCCCTGCAATAGAAGAAAACTTTATAGCACTAAATCAGCAATTACAATTAGCTAAAGTAGATGATGAAAAGCGTATCTTAATGGGTGCTGCTTTAGTTCCAAATAAAAACATTTACAGAAGAAATGGTGATGACGAGTATTACATTTTCTTTTCAAAAGATACAGTAAGAAAAGCAAGTGAATTATTCTTAATGAATAGCAACCAAAACAATGCTACATTAGAACACGAAAGTAAATTACAAGATTTGTCTGTAGTTGAATCTTGGATAGTAGAAGATGAAGAAATGGATAAGTCTAAAAAGTATGGTTTAAACGCTACCGTTGGAACTTGGATGGTTAGTATGAAAGTAAACAATGATACTATTTGGAATGACTTTGTAAAAACAGGAAAAGTAAAAGGTTTTTCTATAGAGGGAATGTTTGCTGACAAATTAGAAATGAGTTTGCAAAAAGAAAAAGAGCAAGAATTAATTGATAAGATAAAAGAAATTATCTTAAACAACGAAAAAAAAAAGATTAGTTTAGAAAGTTATAGCGACTATCCTGATGCAGTTAGTAATAATGCAAAAAGAGGAATTGAACTAAACGAAAAAAATGGTAATAAATGTGCTACACAAGTTGGTAAAGTTAGAGCGCAACAATTAGCAAACAAAGAACCAATTAGTGAGGAAACTATTAAACGTATGTTTTCCTACTTAAGTAGAGCAAAAGAATATTACAATGAAAACGACAAAGAAGCTTGTGGTACAATAAGTTATTTGTTATGGGGTGGTGATTCTGCTTTAAGTTGGTCTGAACGTAAATTAGAACAAATAAAAAATGATAAATAAATTAATAGAAATTATGAGTAAAACAACAAGTCCAAAAGGTGGTAAAAGAGGTTGTCTATGTAAAGACAATACCTATAATTCAAAATGTTGTAATGGTGAATTGCAAGAACAAGGTATAGGTACTACAGTTCAACAAGGTGGTGCTACTATTACTATAGTTGATGGTACAAAAACTATTGTTAGAAGCAATGGTTAATTAACTAATTTATAACAAATAATAATAATAAGTATTAATAACAAAAATTAAATTTTTAAAAATGAGTGTAATTAACGAAATCAAAACTCTTTTGGGTATGGAAGTAAAACTTGCTCAAATGAAACTTGACAATGGTACAGTTATCGAAGCTGAAGCTTTTGAACCACAACAAGCTGTATTTATTGTAAATGAGGAAGATAGAATTGCAATGCCTGTAGGAGAATACAAACTTGAAGATGGAAACATTTTAGAAGTTGAAGTAGAAGGTATTATTGCATCTATTGAAATGCCTGAAGAAGAAATGCCAGAAGCTGAAGTTGAAGCACCTGCTGAAGAAGAAGTAGTTGTTGAAGCTAATGCAGAAGCTGCTCCTAAAAAGGTAATTGAATCAATCACTAAAGAAATGTTCTTTTCTGAAATTGAAAAATTAAGAAATGAAATTGCTGAATTGAAACTATCTAAAGTAGAAGAGGAAAAACCTGAAGTTGCTAAAGAAGTTGAATTAAGCGTTGAGCCATTAACTCATTCACCTGAAGTGAAAGATGTTAAAGTTCAAAAATTTGCAGCTAACAGACCAATGACTACTCAAGATAGAGTTATGGCAAAACTTTTTAATTAATAAATAATAAAACTAAATAAATAAAAATGGCTACTACTACAAGTATTACTACAACTTATGCAGGGGAATTTGCAGGTAAATATATCTCTGCTGCTTTATTATCTGCTTCTACTATCGAAAATGGTGGAATCGAGGTAATGCCAAACGTTAAATACAAATCTGTTATCCAAAGAGTTGGAACAGATGGTATTGTTAAAGATGCAACTTGTGATTTCGATGCTACTTCTACAGTTACTTTGACTGAAAGAATTATGCAACCAGAGGAATTTCAAGTAAATTTACAACTTTGTAAAAAAGACTTTCACGCAACTTGGGAAGCTGTATCTATGGGATATTCTTCTTTTGATTCTTTGCCACCAAGCTTTGCTGACTTCTTGATTTCTCACGTAGCTGCTAAAGTTGCTGAAAAAACTGAACAAAACATTTGGAGAGGTGTTAATGCAAACGCTGGAGAATTTGCAGGATTCACTGCTTTATTGGCTGCTGATGCTGCTTTACCATCTGCTCAAGAAGTTGCAGGTACTACTGTTACTGCTGCTAACGTTGTAGCTGAATTAGGAAAAGTTGTTGATGCTATCCCTGCTGCACTTTACGGAAAAGAAGATTTATACTTATATGTTTCTCAAAACATCGCTCGTGCTTATGTTCGTGCTTTAGGTGGATTTGGAGCTTCAGGTTTAGGTGCTAACGGTACTAACGCTCAAGGTACACAATGGTATAACAACGGTTCATTATCTTTTGATGGTGTTAAAATCTTTGTTGCTAATGGATTGGCTAATAACGTAGCTATTGCTGCTCAAAAATCTAACTTGTACTTTGGTACTGGATTGTTATCTGACCAAAACGAAGTTAAAGTAATCGATATGGCTGACATCGATGGAAGTCAAAATGTAAGAGTAGTAATGAGATTTACTGCAGGTGTACAATACGGAATCGTTCAAGATATCGTAACTTACGGAATCACAAACTCTGCTAACTAATTAGATTAGCTTTTTTTAAATGAAAGGGGAGGTAAAATGCCTTCCCTTTTTTTATTAACTTATAAAAAATATAAAAATGGCTTGTGAAATCGCTTTAGGTAGAACGGAAAAATGTAAAGACACTACAGGTGGTCTTAAAGCAGTTTACTTTGTGAACTGGGGAGATATGACAGGAGTTACTTATGACGTTACTAATACAGATGCTATTAGTGCAGTTGCAGGTACTCCAAGTGCATACAAATATGAATTGAAAGGTAATAGTTCATTTGAACAAACTATCACTTCTTCAAGAGAAAATGGAACTACATTCTTTGAGCAAACTTTAAATTTAACTTTAAAGAAATTGTCTATTGTAGACCACAAACAAATTAAATTACTTTCTTATGGTAGACCACAAGTTGTAGTTGAAGATAACAACGGAAACTTATTCCTATGTGGTTTAGAACACGGAATGGAAGTATCAGGTGGAACTATTGTAACGGGTGCTGCTATGGGAGATTTAAGTGGATATACATTAGTATTAACAGGACAGGAGCAAGTTCCTGCAAACTTCTTGACTACTACTTTAACTTCTGCTGGATTTACTGTAGTATCAGGTTCATAATTGTTTGTTTTTTTGATTGGAAATTGGGTGACTTCGGTTACCCTTTTTTTTTGTTTTAAAACAATTTAACGTTTATTGTATTTATAAATAAAAAAATATATGATTATTTTAAGAGAGCAAGGAACTGCACAAACTTTAAAGTTCATACCAAGAAGTTATGGAGCAGATACCATAGTATTAAGAAATGAAACTACGAATGAAGTACAAACTATTTCAGCAACGTTTGTTTTAGATTCTTATTACTTATCTACTTCTAAAATATTTGATTTAAAAGAGAATACATTTTACAATCTAACTATTAAAAATGGTGTTGAGGTTGTATATAAAGATAAAGTTTTCTGTACAAATCAAGTATTAAAAGATTACACAGTAAACAAGGATGAATATGTAGCAAACACTACAAACAATGATTTTATAATTTATGAGTAATATATCAATCGTTCAATTATCGGCTTATACAAGTCCTGTAATTAAAGAAAGTAAAAAGGCAGATTATATTGAGTATGGCGTAGATAATAACTACTTTCAATACTTAATAGATAGATACTTGTATTCTGCGACAAACAACGCTATTATTACTGGTGTTACTAATATGATTTATGGTAAAGGTTTAGATGCTTTAGATTCTAACAAAAAGCCAAATGAGTATGCACAAATGCGTAGTATTATTAAAGGTGACTGCCTTAAGAAAGTAGCTTTAGAAAGAAAGATGCTTGGAATGGCTGCTATGCAAGTAATAAAAGAAAAAGGAAAGGTTAAAAAGATTGACCATTTTCCAATGAGTACATTAAGAGCAGAAAAATGCAATGATAAAGGAGAAATTGAAGCTTGGTATTATTACCCTGATTGGACTAAAAAGAAACCTTCTGAAGAAGCTAAACGTATTCCTGCATTCGGATTCGGAAATGGTAATGAAGTTGAGATGTATGTGGTACATCCTTATGTTAGTGGATTTCACTATTACACTCCTATTGATTATTCAGGTGCTTTACCATATGCTAAATTAGAAGAAGAAATAAGTGATTACTTAATCAATGATGTTCAAAACGGATTTAGTGGTACTAAAGTAATTAACTTTAATAATGGTGTACCTTCTGAAGAAATGCGTGACAAAATTAAACGTGATGTGTTAGGTAAATTAACAGGTTCACGTGGTGAAAAAGTAATTGTAGCATTTAATGCTAATGCAGAAAGTAAAACTACAGTTGAAGATATACCATTAAACGATGCACCTGCTCATTATGATTATTTATCAAAAGAATGTTTTGAAAAGTTAATTGTAGGTCATAGAGTAACATCTCCAATGCTTTTAGGAATTAGAGATACAGGTGGTGGTTTAAGCAACAATGCAGATGAAATTGAAACTGCTACTTTATTATTTGACAACATAGTAATTAAACCATACCAACTTGAATTAATTGCTGCTATTGATGAGATTTTAGCAGTAAATGATATTAGCTTAAAATTATACTTTAAGACTATACAACCTTTAGAATTTGTAGGTGTAAATGAAATGGATGCTGAAACAAAAGAAGAAGAAACAGGTATTAAAATGAGTTCTCATTTAGATAATATTGATTTAGATTCTTTTGGTGAAGAAATTGATTTAAATGAATGGGAATTAATAGATAGTAGACAAGTTGATTATGAAGAAGAAGAAAAATTAGATGCTGAATTAAAAGCATTAAATAATCCTAAAAAATCATTATTGTCTAAAATTTGGCATTTTGTAAGTACTGGAGTTGCTAATCCTAATGCCCGTTCTGAACAAGATGGTGAATTGTTTAAATCAAGATATAGATATAGTGGTGAGGTTGGTGCAAATAGTCGTCCCTTTTGTGTTAAAATGCTTTCAGCTAATAAACTATATAGAAAAGAAGATATAATGCGTATGAGTCAATCTGAGGTGAACAAGGGATGGGGACCTGAAGGTGCAGATAATTACGATGTATTTTTATATAAAGGTGGTGGTGCTTGTCATCATTTTTGGACTAGAGAAACTTATAGAAAAAGACAAGATGTTAATAGTCCTTTAGCTACACAAATATCACCTGCTACGGCAAGAAAAGAAGGCGAAATATTGCCAAAAGACAATCCATTAGTATATGAAAAACCAATAAATATGCCTAATCAAGGATTTTTACCTAAATAATTAAATAAATGGCACAAGCATTATTCGTAACAAGAGAAGATATAGTTAAATACACAGCTATGAATGGAAATGTTGATACTGACAAATTCATTCAGTTTGTTAAAATAGCACAAGATATACATATTCAAAACTATTTAGGAACAAAGCTATACGATAAGATAAATGATGATATTGTAGATGGTACTTTAGCAAGTCCTTATACAACGCTTTTAAGCAAATATATTAAGCCAATGGTAATTCACTTTGCTATGGTAGAATATTTGCCTTATTCAGCTTATACGATAGCTAATAAAGGTGTATATAAACACAATAGTGAAAATAGTACAAACGTTGAAAAGAATGAAATTGATTTCTTAATAGAAAAAGAAAGAGATGTTGCTCAACACTATACTAATAGATTTATAGATTATATGTCTTTTAATCAAAGTTTATATCCTGAATATAACTTAAATTCAAATGGAGATATGTATCCTGATTCAGAAGCGAACTTTATAAGTTGGGTAATATGATGAAAAAAGAAACTTATAAACCAAAAGCTATTAACGTAAAAAAGCTTCAAATATTTTTAAATAAAATAAAAGATAAAAAATGAGTTTACAATTCAAACATATAAAGGGCGATACTTTTGACCAAGTAGATTTTCAATTAAAGATTAATGACGTAGCTGTAAATTTAACAGGTGCTGTTATTAGAATGCAATTACGTAAAAGCTATTCAGATACAACTGCTGCTTTATCACTCACTTCAGTATCTTCTGCAGGTATTACAATTACAAACGCTTTAGAAGGTAGGTTTAGAATAAACACACAAATTATAGACATAGAAGTTTATAATTATGTATATGATATACAAATCACCTTAGCAAGTGGTGTAGTTAAAACATATATTCAAGGTGGATTTAATATAACAAACGAAGTAACAAGATAAAAAATGGGAGATGATATTACTATTGGCGTAACGGAAATTGTAAATAATATTGAAGTTACTGCACAACCTAATGACCAAGTTGTTGAAATAGATGTAATTGATAATACAGATGAGGTTACTTTAAATATTACACCTACTGTAATTGAAATAAATGTAAACAAAGGAAGTTCATTTGCGAGATGGGGTACTATATTTGGTACATTATCAGACCAAGTTGATTTACAAAATGCTTTATTTAATAAAGCTGATTTAGTAGATGGAAAAGTTCCTGCTTCACAGTTACCATCTTTTGTAGATGACATTATAGAAGTAGCTAATTTTGCTGCTTTACCTACAGTTGGAGAAACAGGTAAAATATATGTTACATTAGATAACAATAAAATCTATCGTTGGAGTGGTTCTGTTTATATAGAAATAGCTTCTAATCAAGCTATATGGGGTTCAATAACAGGAACATTAAGTAATCAAACAGATTTACAGAATGCTTTAAATGGTAAATTTAACAATCCAACAGGAAACACTACGCAATATATAGCAGGGGATGGTTCTTTGGTTACTTTCCCAATAGCAGGGCAAGCAGGTACGATTGTTAGAGAGGTAAGAAATACAACAGGAGCAACTTTAACAAAAGGAACAGTTGTTTATATTTCAGGTGCAACAGGTAATAAGCCAACAGTATCAAAAGCAATAGCGACAGGTGATTCTACATCTGCTCAAACATTTGGTTTAATACAAGCAGATATACCTAATAATGCAAATGGATATGTAGTTTGCGTAGGTGATATATTAGGATTAGATACTTCTGCATTTACAGAAGGAACACAATTATATTTATCTTCAACTACTGCAGGAACTTATACAAGTACAAAACAATTAGCACCTAACCATTTAGTTTATATAGGTGTAGTTACACGTTCACATCCTACACAAGGACAAATTGAAGTTAAAATACAGAATGGTTATGAACTACACGAACTTCACGATGTTGCAATAGGTACATTAGCAAACAATAACTTTTTAGTATATGAAAGTTCTACTGATTTATGGAAAAATAAATCTTTAGGTACTGTATTAGGTGGCGCAAGTTCACAATTTGTAAAAGGCGATGGAAGTTTAGATTCTACTGCATACGTTCCTACTTCAAGAACTATAACAATAAATGGTTCAACACAAGATTTATCTGCCAATAGAACATTTAATATTGACGTAGGAGTTACAAGTTTTAATACAAGAACAGGAGCAGTTACATTAAGTTCTTCTGATGTTACAACTGCATTAGGTTACACTCCAGTTACACAAGCAAGAACTTTAACAATAAACGGAACTGCTTTTGATTTAAGTGCTAATAGAAGTTGGACAATACCTACTCACGATGCAGTAACGCTTGGAACTCCAAATGGTTTATCTTTATCAGGTCAAGTTTTAAGTTTAGGACTTGCAAGTGCTTCAGCAAATGGAGCATTAAGTTCTACTAATTGGAATACTTTTAATAATAAAATAGGTGGTTCAGGAACTCTTAACTACATTGCAAAATTTACAGATAGTGGTACAATAGGAGATAGTAATTTACAAGAAATTTCAGGTGCTTTAGGTTTAGGAGTTACTCCAAGTAATTGGTCTATTCTTTATAAAACTTTACAAATAAGTAATGCAGCAGTTTTTGGAAACGAAGACTCATCGTCTTTAAGTCATAATTTATTTGCAAATGGAGAGGATTTTACTTATATAAGTACAAGAGCTGCAAGTTTATATTCTCAAAATAGTGGAAGTCATTCGTTTTATACTGCTCCTATAGGAACTGCAGGAAACAATATGACATTAAGCACAAGAATGATTATAACTAATGGTGGAAATGTTGGTATAGGAACATCTAGTCCAAGTGATTTATTACAAGTTGGTGGTTCAAGTGGTGCTGTTTCTACTCCTACAGCTATTAGATTAGATGATACATATAGAACAGGAGGTGCTGCTTTTAATGCTTTGAAATTTTATTTATTTAAAGGTTCAACTGAAACTTATGGGTTTGGATTAGGAGATTTAGCAGATGTGCAATATTGGGCAGGTTCAAGTTCAACAGGGACTCATAGATTTTTTACAAGTCAGACAGAACGTATGCGTATCACTTCTAGTGGTAATATTGGAATAGGAACAAGTAGTCCAACTTCATTTTCAGGATATATAATTCAAACTATAAACGGTTCAAGTGGTTCATTTACAGAATGGCAGCAAAACGGAGGAAGCACTTTTAGGGTTGGTTCTGACAGTAGTCTTGGTGGTTTTTTATTTACTCAAAGTGCGCTTGGAATTAGATTTGGAACTAATGATTC